GGAGGGATTAAAAAACCTAGAGTTTGGAGTAACTTTTATAAGAGATAGTTACTTTGAAGATTATATGTGGGATTACTTCTTACAATTTAATCAAGTAGATGAGGCTTTAGAGTGCTATATAGATATAGAGGCTTTTGCTCGTGACCAACAATATGGATATGATTATATTAATTTTGATGGTGTAGACTATTGGTATCATAACTGTTAATTGTTACAAGATTGTCACACGATTGTCATAAAACTGTAACAAAAGTATGCTACCCTATGCTACATAATTTAATAATACAAAAGGAGAAAAGAATGGAAGAATGGAAACAAGAAGAATTTAACTTTAACGAATGGCAAGAAGATGATGAAGAAATTGTTGAGGACTTGACAGACATTATAGTTAATGGTAAGATTAATATAGCTAATGATTGGCTAGAATTTAAAGACTAAGGAGGAAAGTAAATGAGTAATTTAGTAGTAGAATATATAGAGGCAGTCAATAAAATATATGCCACGAATCCACCAGAGATTGCAGAAGAAATGGTTAAGATAATGACTGAAGTGGCTATGCCAAAGACAATGTTTAAACAGGAGGAAGAAGATGACAATAACAGTTAAAGAAACTTGGTGGGAGTTAGTGCAACGAGAAAATGTTTTTGAAGTTGAGGATATGCAAGAAGCATATGATGGAGAAATAGTATTAGGGTCAGGAGATGAAGTGTCAAGCGAACTACATTTAAAAGATGGTTGTGATATAGGTTATGAAATTTTAGAAGGAGAAGAAGATGAAAGTTAAAATAATAGAAACAATAGAAACTATATGGGAAATACCAGACAATTTTTATGATGATAAAGATTATGTTGAGGATATAGAAAATCCTACTGAAAATTTATCGGATTGTGAGATTGCTAGTGATTTTCAAACAGGTAAAAAACTTTGGGAAAGTAGAGGTGTAGATGATATATCTTGGAATACAAGGGTTTTTAATTATGAAACTGACAAATGGGAGGAGGTGTGAGAAGAAGATGTCAACTGAAATAAAAACTAAAGCAAAAGATTTAACATTAAATCAATTTTCGGGTGGAACTGAACATGGTGTAATGATTGGTATACATCAAAAGAATTTTTTTGAAGATGATTTTGATAATCTTGATAGAGAAATGCATGATAGACTTGTATTCATACGAAAACATTTTAGTAGTATTCAAATAACAAAAGAACAAGCTTTACAATTAGGTAAAGACTTAATTAAATGGAGTAATGGAGGAATAGTATGAGTAAACAAATAACTTTAGAACGAATAGAATGGATAGCAGAAGATATTCTTGATGATAATGGTTGGGTAAATGATAGCCATACACACGCAGAATACAAGGGAATAAAATCTGGATTAACTATGCTTATAAATCACTTAGAGGAGTTAGGCTATGAGTAATCACTATAACGACTTAGCATTTGAAAAACTTATGGAACAAGTAAGAGAAGATGACAAAAACGGATTGTTAGAATCAGAAATCTTTACTTACGAAACAAGGCTTGGACTTCATGCAGATGATGATAGGGATGAGATACTATATCAGATTGCAGAACAAAGAGCTTGGGAGGTAGGACTATGACTTTATATGGAAGAGTACAAGAGGTAGCTGTAAGAGATTTTGAGTTCTTACGATTGCTTTCAGAGAGTGGCTTAGATATGTTAGTGACAAATGTTACAGAACATGTTAAGAACTATGAGGGAGAGGATAGTAAAGAAAGTTTTATCTATCAATGTATTATGGAGGAAGTAGCACACTTAACAAGTAAAGGACTGCTACTGGAGATGCAATGACAAAGACTAAAGAAGTAAACGGAGTGCCTATACCAAAACACTTACAATATTTAAGTAAGAAGGCATTGTTATTATTAATGTATATTTTTAGAGGAAAGTAATATGAAATACAAAGTAATGGAAACTTTAGCTTACAGAAATGTAGTTGAAGTAGAAGCCAAGAATAAAGAAGAAGCGTGGAGTAAAGCCTTTGAGGGTGGAGAAATGTCTGCCAATGGAGAGTGTGAGGATATAGTAATACAAGATACATATGTAAAGGAGATAATATGAAACCAATTATAAGAGTTGTAGATAGTAGAACAGCTAACAAAACATTTACAGTAATTGCAACAATAAAACAAAATATAAAAGCAAAAAGCAAAGAAGAAGCAATAAAATATGCTAACTCTTTAATAGATTTAAATGGTGGAGTATCATTTAATACAGGTAAAATAAATTATAAAATAGAGGAGATAATATGAAAGTAAAACATTTAAAAACTAAAACAACGATTGAACTAACGCCAGAAGAAGTGTATGAATGGTGTACATATGTCAATCAAATTGATAGTATGCTAGATAACTATGCAGAAATAAGAGATGTTTATATGTCTGATGTTTCTAATTTAGATACAATTAGGTGGAGAATGACTAACTTATTTAATTTAAAATGGGATAGAAATACACATAGATACATTAAAAATAGTAACTAATGAATGGTCTATGGTTTATTATTTTATTTGTGCTGTTCTGTAGTTACGGGGCAGGTTTAATTATTTATGATAAGGAATTTAAAGATGAAAGCAACAATGAATAAAGAAGAATACAGACACTTTACGGAGAGTCTTGTAATCATAAAAGAAAAGGCAGGTATAGATATTGCTCATACTGTTGAGTATCAGGGCGATAACTTTATAGTAGAGATACTAGATGATGTAAGTTTAGAGGGGCTAGATGAGATATTGGAATCCAAATGAATGCGTATTGATTTTAATGGTAATGTTGGTATTGGCAATGAGTATGTTTAAACACTATCAAAATTGTCACAATATTGTCACACAAATGTCATCATATTGTCACAATAGTATGGTAGACTATGCACATAAAAATATCTTGAGTAACCGAACAAGCCCTCTATCTCCATGTGTTAGTAGGTTTGGTTCTAACCACAACTCCGAGAGTAGTTGGCTCACAACTCTCCTAGTTTTTAACAACTTCAAACTTAATCATAGGAGGTAAATATGATAGTAGAAGGAACAGGGTATTGGGCATCTATTAAGACACCTAATACTACTTTTGAACCTGTATACACTATTAACTTAGTAGTGGAACAGGGTGTTGCTGATGACTTTGCAAGTCGTGGGCATACAATAAAGCAGATGGATGAAGGTCCTGCTTTGGTTATCAAGAGAAAAGTAAATGGTCCTAATGGTATGATTAGGAATGCACCAAGACTTCTTGACCAAAACAAGCAAGACATTAATCTAGCTGTAGGGAATGGCTCTAAGGTTAGAGTTCAATGTAGTGAATTTGAATGGGAGTATGCAGGTAAGTCTGGAAAAAGTCTTGACCTACAAGGTGTCCAAGTCATTGAGCTAGTTGAATACAAAGCTGAAGACGGGTCAGAATTTTTTGATGATAACGAGGAGTTTTAATAATGATTATTACCATCAAGAATGATAGTGGCGAAACAGTTTATGATGTTTCAAAGATAGAGAATAGTGATTCCAGAATGAATGCTAATGTTAGCATAAACAAAATGGGAACACTAAACACTTTAGTTGAAGCACTAAACTTTGCTACTCAAGGGCATCAAGGTAATCTTGAAACATTACTATCTGATTGTCCAGAAGCTGTAGTTGAAACACCAACAGAGGATGGTGGACCAACTATCGAAGAAGAAACTTCAGATGAAGATGATTCTTTAAACGAGGTATCGTAATACAACGAGGTTAGCAGAAAAGAGGATAGCTATTAAAGTATAAATCCTGTTTGGCACAGTAGTCCATACATAGTATCGGCTTAGATGTCATATAAACAACGCCTTACTTTTTATAGGAGATAGAATATGAATACAAAATTTATTAAACACAAATTACCATGTCCTAAGTGTGATAGTAGTGATGCTGTTTCACTTAATGATAATGGTTCTGCTAAATGCTTTAGCTGTAATACATTTTTTCCAGACTATGATAATGCAGATGATAATGTAGTAGAAATGAAACAACCAGAAACATCATTCCTTAATTCATATACAGGGATATATGGAGCTTTGATTGATAGAAATATATCAGAACAAACTGCTAGAAAGTTTGGTGTTAAGATAGTTAAAGACCACAATGGTCAAGTCAAGCAACACATCTATCCTTTTCATAATGGAAGTGAAATAGTTGCAACCAAGACTAGATATGTTGACAATAAAAACTTTGCATGTAACGGAACTTTTGAAGGCACAGGATTGTTTGGAGAACAACTGTATCGTAACAAAGGTGGTAAGTATTTAACTATTACAGAGGGAGAGTGTGATGCAATGGCAGTCTATGAATTGATGCAAGGTAAGTCTAGTGTTGTATCAATAAAACGAGGGGCTTCATCTGCCGTTAAAGATATACGAGAGAGCATTGAGTTTGTAGAAAGTTTTGATAATGTAGTCTTATGTTTTGATAATGACAAGGCAGGTATAGAAGCATCAAGACAAGTAGCTAGAATACTTAAGCCAAGCAAAGCTAAGATAATAAACTTACCTAATGGATATAAAGATGCTAATGAAATGTTAGCTAAGAAAAAGTTCCAAGAGTTTTCTACTGCATGGTGGGAAGCTAAAACTTATACACCATCTGGTATCATGGAGTTGTCCAGTAAGAAAGATGATTGGTTAAACAGAGAAGAAAAAGAAAGTATTGCTTATCCTTGGGAAGGTTTAAACAAGAAGTTATATGGTATGCGTAAGGGAGAACTTGTAACTCTTACAGGTGGAACAGGTCTTGGTAAGTCTAGTGTAACTAGAGAACTTGAGCATCATCTTATAAAGAATACAAAAGATAATGTAGGTATCATAGCACTAGAAGAAAACTGGTTGAGAACTGCTGATGGTATTGTATCTATTGAAGCTAATGATAGAATATATTTATCAGAGAAACGAGCTAAATATACAGAACAAGAATTACATAAACTATTTGATAATGCAATAGAAGAAGGTAGAGTTTATATTCATGCACACTTAGGTGCTACTGATATAGATGAAATCTTTTCTAAGTTAAGATATATTATTGTAGGGTGCGAGTGTGATTGGGTAGTAGTTGACCACTTGCACATGCTTGTTAATGTTCTTACTGAAGGAGATGAAAGGCGAGGTATTGATATGCTTATGAATAGATTGCGTAGTCTTGTAGAAGAAACAGGTGTGGGTATGATATTAGTATCTCACTTGCGTAGAGCACAAGGCGATAGAGGACATGAGAAAGGAATACAAGTATCGCTATCACATCTTAAAGGCTCACAAGGTATAGCACAATTATCTGATAGTGTTATAGCTTTAGAAAGAAATCAACAGGCAGAGAATCCTGATGAAGCTAATATAACTAAAGTTCGTGTATTGAAATCAAGATATACAGGCGATACAGGAATGGCTTGTAGTTTAAGATATGATATTGAAACAGGTAGATTACATGAAGTAACTGATGAGGAAACATTTGATGCAGAAGATTTCTAATATAGTATTTGATATTGAAACCGATGACCTTGATGCTACAAAAGTATGGTGTATTGTAGCTAAAGAAGTTGATGGTGATACATATAAGTTTGGACCAGATGAACTTGAAGATGGTTTAGATTTATTACGGAGTGCTAAGACTTTGATTGGTCATAACATTATAGGTTTTGATTTACCGGTATTGCAA